TTGAAAGTTTTATTGACCTGTCGTTTTCTTCCTGAAGTTCTTGAGTGATAGAAGTTAATTTATCAAAAGCATCTTCTAAAGAATTTGCTGGCAGTGGGTCGTTTTCAATTAAATCTAAACCTTGAGTTTGTGGAGTGTCTCTTCTTAATATAACTGTTTCACCAGATGCAGGCGCAGTAACAAAAGTAACTGTTCCACCTCCAGCATTACCTACTCCACTAACCGTATAATGTGTCGTTAAAGTTTTAACTGTTTCTGTTCCAGCAGAAGAACGAACAATAACTTCAATGTCGTCCTGGTCTGTAATTTTAAAAGTATAGTTGAAAGCAGTAACTGAACCGTCACCGCTGTAACTATTCTTGATTGTCAATGTCGATATTGTCATTCGCTCTAGTTTCCTCGTTTAATAACTTTGTTTTGAATTTTTCCATTCCTCTAGCAGTAATTCTTTCTCTGCTTTCTTTATCCTGGATTAATTGTTGTCTGGCTATTTTTCTGCTCTCTTGAACTTCCTTTTCAATAAGCTGTCCTTTTAACCAAGCTGGTGCGTTTTTATATTCAGGTTTTTTTATTAAATTATTTAATCTGAAATCAGAAATCTTACCTGATGAAAATTTTAAAAAAGAAAGCTCATCACTTTCAAGTGTAACAGGAAAAACTTCTTTAACTCCTTTTGGCCCAAGTGAAACATTAATCTTTCTTGAGAAAGGTGTTATGGTTGGATTAACACTTTCAAGTTCTATGTCTAACGCATCTTGTTTAGGTCTTGTTGTGAAGTAACCATATTTTTGAATTGGTCTTCCTCTTAAATCGTAATCTCTTTTTAAACCATTTTCATAAAGATTTCTTTTTAATAACTCATCAAATTCTAATGCAATTTTTTTATAATTATCATTAATACCTAAAAGTTTTGATGTTCCTTTTAAAAAACCAGAACCAGGTATAAATTTTGCTCCAACTTGTTTACCCCATTGTAAAGTTGTTTCACCAAATTTATCGTTCTTCATTCCATACTTAAATAATTGTATGTCATCAAAAATTTGGTTAGCACCTTGTAAATAAATTGAGTTAATTAAATTCTCACCAAATGAAAGTGTCATTCCAATTGCAAGAGCAGTGTACTTTTTCCATTCAGTTGGGTCTCTATAAATATCTAAACCAAGTCTTCCCAGGTCAGCTGATTGTGCAAACATCATTGCAAATGGGTCGCCACCTTCATACTTGATTTGCAACATCTTATCGCCAATCGGTAACTGAATAGTTTTATCCTGGTATCCTAAAGTTTGTTTTAAAGTACCTTTGCCTTTTAACTTTAAATTTGGACCTGAGCCGTAGTTATAACCTAATGCACCAAATGGAGCGGTTGCTATATAAAACTGAGAGCCAACTTTTAATTTAGTTAAAGCTAATTGTTTTCTAGCTCCTCCAGCTGCAATATCTTCGTAAAAACTTTTTAATAATAAATTTAATCCAGGTGTTCTTTCAGAAACAAAAGTTGCAATGTTTGTTGGTGTTTGAACAAATGGTAAATAATAATTTGATAACCAACTAAACCAACCAGATTTATTTTTAATATGTTGTAAACCAGCACCTAATTTAGAAATATGGTCTGACTTTGTATTTAATCTTGTTTGATACGTTACATAGTGTGCAGCATCATAAGCAGCTTTTACAGAAGCTTCAGATGGATTAACAATTGCATCAGCTAAATATGCTGAAGCATTATCTAAATCTAATTCACCTAATCTAATTCTTTTTACTGTATCTCTATATGCTTGAGCATAAAGTTCAGAACGATATTCTAAGTTTTTAAAATATGTATCCGCAGCTGTTAACATACGAGTTGGAATACGATTAAGTGTTAAAAGTTTTCCTGCTGCATCAACAGTATTTGCTGTAAACGTTCCTTTTTTTGCATTGAAGTTATTTGCTGTAAATGCACCTTGTCTAATCTCTACTTTAGAACCAGTAACATCACTTCTTAATCCTTCTAATCCTTGGAAGAACGCTCCAGGTTTTTGAATTGCAGATTTACCTTTTAAAGACCTGGCTATAGCAGCTGACATCTCTATCGATGCCATGTGCTTACCATAAGCTTTGGCAATATCTTCAAACTCAGCAATTCCGTTTATATCTTTTCCACCGTAAGTTTTTGCTGCTATTCTTCTCTCATAAGCAACAATTCCTTGAGTGAGCCAGTTACCACCAGTATTTTTTATGTGAGTAATTGGATTTGATAAAATCGCATTTAAAAATATTTCAGCAATACTATCAGATGCTTTGGCTACGTTTGCAATTAAACCAGCGCCTTCTGTAAACTGTAATGCTTCTCTTGTATTTTTTGTATCTAAATAAAGTTTAGCAACATTCTTTTGACTATCACCACCAAGCTTCACATATAAATCATCTGTATTTAATTTATCTAAATCAATATTAGTGTAAGCTTTATTTCGTGTTGGTATTTTAAACTGTTGTAATGCTCTAGCCGTTTCTGTTTGAACACCTTTGACAACTTTTAGCAATTGAGACATCAAAGCCATGTGTTGTCTAAATTTTAAAATCTGGTCCTCATCACCTTTTGCAGCTATTCTAGCTAAATCATCTAACTTGTTCATTCCTGAAACAATTAATTCTCTAGCAGCTAAAATGTATTCTGCATTTAATGTTTCACCACGCTTTAGGTTAAGTAAAGTAGCGGCAAGGTCTTCAGGATTTTTATTTAAAGTATCTGCAAGGCGTTGAGTTGCTTTATTAGTTTTAATTCCTCTTTTTCGATAATTAAATTGTTTTGCATATTTTTGAGAAATTAATTCAATATATTCTGCAATATCTTTTTCGTTATCAATTTTATTAATATTAAAATCAGTTAATATTTCTCTACCAATTTTATTATCAGATAATTTAAATATTCTCGCTTCAATAATATCATCAGCACCAGCTTCATCTATCTTTGGCTTTTTAACTTTAAAATCTTCTTTTCGAATAACAGTCTCAGAAGTTTCGTCATCAAAGACTTTTTTCTTTGGCTTGCCTTCTACTTCTAATGTTTTTGTACTCGGTTTTTTTAAAAGGTTTTCTCTTGGTGTGAGTTCTTTAAGATTTCCTTTTTCAAATTCTTTTATAACCTTTTGACTATCATCTAATAGTTTTTTAGCAGACTCTTTTGTAAGTCCTTTAATAATTGCAGTTGCCATTAAATTTCCTGTTTTTTGAAAAAACAAATATGCGAGGATACTTGTTCTTTACTAATTATTTGTCGATTGTGAAATAGTATTGTTGCCTTGACTATCTAGGACACCTTGGGAGACAGCAGCTCCAGCAGTTCCAATACCAAAGTAATTAAACAATGCTTGTCCGTCTTCTTGTACGGATTTTTTCATATCATCTGTAATTTTAATTATAGTGACTGGTATTTCTACCATTCTATCAGGTGCAAATTCGCTATCGATATTTAAATCATCTACAGTGAATTTATCATCATAAACTTTTGCGTTCCATTTCTTACCATATTTTTTTAAGAAACTTGGAATAGCTTTATCGTAAAGTTCTATTTTTCCTTTACCTTTTCCTACAAACTTCTTTTTATCTCCTACCTCAAATTCTAATGTTCTTTCTCCTGAATTTGATTTTTGAGTATTGTTTAAAAAATCTTCTAAGTTATCAAGGTCTTCTGCTTTTATTTTATAGTCTTTTAAACTGTCTCTTAGAATGTTTATATTTGGGTCAGGTAATGAATTTAAAACTGTTCCATCTTTACTTAAAAAATCTAATGTAATTTCATCTGCTGCAACTGGTAAGTCAGGCATAGATTTACCTTCATTTGAAACTTCAACTCTTCTAACCTTAATAGAGTTAATAAAATCTCCTTTTTGACCATATCTGTTTTGAGCTACTTTTCCTCTAGGTATTGCAATTGCGTCAAAGTCATTATCTGCACCGTAACGAATTAATCTTTTCATTACCAATTCGTACCAATTATTTTTAAATGGAAAATCTACAAGTTTTTTTTCATCAAATTTATTTACCGCATTTGAACTTGTAAACATTTCTCGTTTACTTTCTTGAAGAATATCTGATTGCATTTCTTCTACTGTTAAAACTTTTTTACCGTTTAAATCTCTAGTTTTAAATCTGACGTGAGCAATTTCATTAAATTTATTAAAATGTGGTGATATGTAATCTATTGTTGTTTTTTGTTGAGCTTTAACTTTATTACCTTTTAATGTTCCAAATTCACCTTCTAAAACAACTGGTGTTGTATTGTTTTTATTTTTAATTTTAAAAACTAATTCTGTATAATCTTTTCCACCTGGAGAAGTGTATTCTTCGTATTTTGGTTTATTGCTCTGCATTCTACTTTTTCTAATATCTTTTTCTAAGTTATATTTTTCCAATTCTAAATCTGACACTTTCCAAACTTTGTTGCTAAAAGTTAATGTTCCTTTATTCATTCGATTAAAACTTCTTTGTGTTTGTCGAGTATAGGTGTCATCAAAAACATTAAAAGGTATTGAGTTAAAAATACTAGCGTCTTCAGCGTCTTGGACTATAACTTCATCGTAATTAAGATTATTATCTAAAATGGCTCTTTTTTCTTGGGGACTAAACTTTCTACCTAATCTTTCTTCTTGAAATGCAATATACTTATTTTCAAAAGATATTTTTCTATCAAAAAGATTACCAGATAATTCTTGTCCTTTTCCACCAAATTTAATTTCAGAAATGTCTAAGTTATTATTTGCTAAATGATTTTTAATTTCATCTTTTGTAACTGTTTTTTTGCTTTGTAAATAATCATCAAGTCCAGTCCATTTTAATTCAGCTTCCTTAATGCCTGGAGTATTTTTTAACTGACCTAAAAACTGTGCGCCACTTCCTTTGTTTGGAAGTTTCTCTGCACCTTCTTTAAGCATGGATTTAAAAATCTGTTTTGCAATTCCTGAACCTCCAGCTATCTGATTATCTGGTGGGTAATCTGTTTGGACTTGTCCGAACTTTTTTTTTTCGTCTAAGAAGTTATCCTGTTGTTCATTTAACATTGGTTGTTGGGGTTCTTGCAATGTAGGTTGGTTAGGTTCTTGCAATGTAGGTTGGTTAGGTTCTTGTAGCATTTGTCCTTCAGGATTTACTTTTTCAAGAACTGCTCCAGCTGTAGCACCGCCACCAGCAGCAATCGCTGCCTGGTCAATTTTTGCACCTTTAGCAATTTTTTTACCGTAACGTAAACCTTCAATCACTTCGTCAAAAGCTTTACCAATAAAAGTGTTTTCTAATGCAGCCCACCCCATATTATAAATATCTTCACCTGGTGTGCCTTCTTCTACTTTAAAAACATCTTTAAAATATTTTGCAGCTTTACTGTCTAAAGTTAATTGGTCTTCTGGTCCTAAAGCTAATGTTCCACCAATACCAAACGCTAACATTATAGCGTAACTTTTTGGAACACCCATTTGTTTAAATTTTCTATATAACGGATAAACAGCTGAACCTTCTTGAGCGCCATAACTTAATAGCTTTGTTACAAACGGACTATCTTCTTGGTATTTATTTAAACCTTCTTTAAATTTATTAATCTTGTCATTAATCGCCGTTAAGTCATCTACCGCATAATCAATACCAGCTTCATCTGCAATAAATCTTCCAAGCTGTATTCCTTTTTGAGTAACGTTTGCTCCTGCTCTTGTAATTCCTATTAATGTATCTGCTGGAATAGATGCAATGAAATCAACAGTATCTTTAATAAAAGAATTTAGCTCATTACCTTTTATTGTTCTATCAATTACTCCTGCATCGTTATCAGGTTGTTCACCCATAAATTCAGCAGTATCCATATTATTACGAACTAAAGTTTCGTAACCTCTTGATTGTCTTTTGTTATCAGCTTCAATGCTTGGATATACAGCTTCAAAAATATTATAATTTTCTTCCATTATTTTTTATCGTCTATTCGTTTTTGTTTCATAAGATTTTCAAAACTAAACTCGGTACTATCAGGTGATTTAAATACATATTCTTCATCACCTAATTTTTTTCTAATGTCGTAAATATCTTCCATCATATCGAGACGTTGTAAATCAATGAATAAAGCTTCTTTACTTAACTCACCTTTTTTTACTCGGTTTGCTAAATCGTCTCTTGCCATATCAAAAACATTTTTACCTGGGTTATCAGCCACCATTTGTTTTAAATCTGTAAATTGATAATTAAATGGTTTTACCTGGTTAGATAAAACTGAAGGAACTTTATCTTTAAAATTTTGTATTGTTTTTAAATAAGCTGTTTCTGCATTACCAGTTTCTGCAAAATGTCTGTTATAAATAATTTCAGCTTGTTGCGTATTAAGTTTATCTTCTGTTGTGATACCACCACCGCCAGTAAATATATCCATCGCTCCGCCAATATCACCCATATTGATTTTTAAAGTTTTTAAATAATTTTTATAATCATTATGTTTTTTTGGGTCAGATTTAACTTGAGCTAAAACTTTATTGATTGTTGTAATGTCAGTTAAATTTACATCTTTTAAAACTTCTTTAGCTGTAGAATTATAATTTTGTAACTCGTCTATTTCTTGAACGGTTTCAGCAATAACAATTTGATTATTAATTAAAGTAATTAAATCTGCGTCACTGGTTTTGTTTGGGTTTGTATATAAATCAATTAATGCTTCGTATTGTGCGCTGTTAATTTTATCTTCTTGATAATAATCGTAAATGTCATCTAATGATGGAACTTTTGCTAATAACTCTGCATTACTTTTATCGCCTTGTGAAAGAACAATTCTGTTTGCAATATCCGTAAAGTTAAAAACTTGTTGGTTAATTTCGTTTTGTTCTCTTTGAATAAGTAAATTACTATTTTTAACATTTTGACTAATCAAAGCATTTTTTGCTTGCTGGTAAATTTTAGAACCTTCTTGTTCTCCAAACTTTTTATAAAGCTCAACTTCATTTAAATATTTAGTTGGATTATTTTTAGTATCAAATTTGACCTGGAGTTTTTTTGCTAAAGCATAAGTGTCATTTTTTGTTTCATTAAAATCAGAAAAATATTTTGCGTTATTAGGATTGTTAAAATAGCTTTTTAAATTATTTGATGCTGCCGCTCTAACCATTGCGTCATTACTAGATAAATCAACTGCCCAGCCATTTAATTTTTTCTTTTGTGTATCCTGGGTGTCTGCAAATAACTTAGAAGCTGAATTTTTAAATACAGTTCCTGAAACTTGAATTTTATATTTATTAGACCAATCTTTAATTAATTTTTTAACACCGCTATTTTCTTTAGTTAAATCAATAGAATTAAAAGCTAAATCTAAGTTCTTTTCTACCTCATTAATATTGGGATTGTTTTTACTATTTACAATAACACTATTAATTTTCTTTTTAGCATCAATAATAATTTCTGTTGCTCTGTTATCGTCAATCGTATCTTTATTATTTTTATTATAATCAGCGATAGCTTTGGTAATAGATTTAACACCTTCAGATGCTGTTTGTGCTAAACCAATAGGAACAGCTAAACCTTTTACTTGAGGAATGTTTCCTTGATTTAACTTAGCTTGTGATTGATAAATTTTTAATGCCATAACTATACCGTTAAAATACTTTGACCTGGTTGACTGCCTTGAATTGCTTTTCCAATTGCTTTTGCGTATTCACTTCTTGCAACGAGCTGACCTTTGTAAAGTTCTGATTTACCTTTAGCTGAAGTTAATAATGACTGATTAATTTGGTCTGTATAATTAACTGTCTCATTATAATCAGATATTGCTAAATCTGTTGCTTGGTTTACCTGAAATTCTAATGCAGCAAGAAATGGTGTTGTGCCTTCTCTAAATTCTGCACCACTATTTAATAAACCTACATAAAAATCTGAATATTGTGCGTCTTGTTGTTTAACTAATCTGGGTCTATCTAAATCGTTGTAAGCTTTTCTATTTCTTTCAGCGACTGCTTTTTCATAAGCAGCCTGTTGCTGATAAACTGCATTGTTATACTTACCTATTTTCTTAGCAGCATCTGCTGCAAATATATTACCTATTATACTCATAAATTTTTGCCATCTTGTAATAGTTAGAACCATCAGGACCGTACTTCATCATTAGTCCTTCTTTTTTTAAACCGAGCCATTTTGCAAATCTTACTCCGACTTCAAAGTCTGCTCTGACTGCGGTTTGTAATCTCCAAATTTTATTATTCGTGCAAATGTAATCTGTTCTTTCTTTTATCGCTTTACACGCTGATAAACTGAAATCAAAAATTCTCCGACTTGAAAGAACCCAACCTTCAGCAACACCAGTCCAAAGAGGATACACCCCACCAGCACAAACCAACTTATTATCAGCCAATAAACTGAATGACATACCAGGCTGTGAAAAGTCCAATCTTTCTTCATAAGCTTTTGCGTCCACTGAAACCTTGTCATCATTCATTCCGTATCTTAAAATTTCTGTAGCGTGCCAAGGCTTGTAAGGAACAACTTCAAGCTTAGCCATCGCTCGTTACCACCGTTGGATAAATTGCTAATACAGAACACGGTAACGGTTGGTCTTGTTTTACAAAAATAAAACCATCGCTGTTGTAATCGTCTCTAAATTCAATTTCTTTATCTCCAGCAATTAAAGTTGATACAGGAGTGTCCATTGGGTCAGAAGAACTTCTAAATGGAACAGTTTCTAAATTTGTTAGACTTGGGCCAACTTTAACACCAACTGTTTCGAATAATCTTAAAACTACCTTGCTAATACGTTTAGTTTTACCTTGTGAAGTTCCTTCAGCAGCTCCACCTTCAATTCTCATGGTTTGTAGAACACTGTCATACTTTAAACCCACGACTGCTTTTTCAGTTGACCTATCTAAAGTTATAGAACCTGAGCTTACGACTTTATCTGCGTGTGTTGAGCCATCTGCTAATACAGAAACAGTTTGTCCTTCCAGGTGGTCTAATCCTGATAATGAAGTTGTTGCAGAACCATCATAAGTTAAATGGCTATCTAAAAATTTAAAATCAGTTGCAGTGGTTTCGTCAAAATCAAAAGGTGCAAAACACTCAATGTATCTCTTAGTGTTTCCATTAACCGTTCTCTTAACAATCACCCATAATTCATCTTCAGTTAAACTTCCTGAGATTGATGCAACACTTTCACAAACAGCGTCACCGCTTCCAAAAGAGCCACCGAATATATGTCGATGCCAGGCAACAACATTTTCTGAACGTTGATAAGTTAATCCTGATAAAACTCCATCGTCTCTGACACACCAAATAATGCTATCTGGTTCTTGCTGATAAACCATTTCATTAATTCCTGATGTCGTAACAGCGTCATTTAAAATAGTTAAATCTGGTGCAACGTAACCGTCCACATCAAAGTTATAAGCAAGTTCTCTAATTTTACGTTTAGCTTTTTGTAAAAAGACAACTGCGTTTCCTACCGTCAGAGCATCAACATTTGCAGAACCAAAAGAACTTTGTCTTTTAATGGTAATGTTAGTCGGTGTAATCGCAGCATCTGTTCCATCTGCCGATACTGTAAATTCACCGCCAGTCGTTCCAATAATTAAAGTTCTTTGAGCTTTTAAATATCTGATTGCATTAACCTGGTTAGAAGCAATGGTATAAACCATAGCATCATCTGCATTTGTACCAGTTGTCATATTTTCATAATCACCTGATTTAGAAAAATATAATGTTTGTGGCTCAGACGTTGTGCCAGCAAAAACTAATCGTTGTTCAAAGAAAGATACTGAACTTGGGTGTCCTGTCGTATCTGAAAATGCTCCAAGCTTCCATTCCGTAGTTGCAGTCGTAGCATCAAAATCATCTTTAATATCTATGGTTACATTTTGTGCATCTGTAAATGTAACAATCTTTGCATAACCGTTTGCAAAATTAATTAATCTTCCAACATCAGTTGATGCAAAAGTATTTGCAGAAGCGGTTAATGAAATTCCTGTTCCTGTTGTTGCTCCAGGTGTCATTGTAGTTGATGTGGTGTTTGGAGCTAAATACGGTCCATCAGTAAATTCAACTTCATCAAGTGACCAGGCTGTATGACCTGTTCTTGAGAGTTTCATTGTTTCATGGTTGGGGTGTGTGATGTACATAACATCAGCAGATTGCGCCCACTTAATTTCAAATAACTCTGCTTCTAAATATGGAGAAGATATTTCATACGCTACTCCACTAGATAAAATTTGTCCTTTGTCTTTGTAAAAACGAATGTAAGTATTTCCAAATTCTAAAATATAAGTTTGTGTCGTTGAAAACTCAAAAGGTATTAATCTTGTTTTTTTAGAACTATCTTTTACTTCAGAAATAAATTGTGTTCCTACTCTTCGTGTTGCTGCTCCTTGTGGGTGAATAAGAAAATTTTCTAAAGTTTTTGTTGCTGTAGAATATTTATCAAAGTCTGTTCTGCCATCAAGTTTAGCACCAAACTCACCACTAACAAAAGATGTTAAAGCTAATGTTGTTCTTGGCATTATAACCTCGCATCAGTAAATTCGTTGCTTTCAATCGTTCCTAAAGAATTTTCTGTTGCATCTATAAATCTTGCTTCTCTTAATCTTTCGTCAGCTGTTTCTAAATAATTCTTAGCAAGTGTTGCATTATTAGTAATCGCATAAGCAATGTCAGCTGCTAATGCTGAACTAATCGCTTCTTGTAAATACGCATCATATTCATTTGGGTCTGTAACTAATGCAATGTAAACTAAATAAACTGTGCCTTCGTCTGTTTTAACTTTTCTTCCTTCAACTTTATAATCTAGGTCACTTACAATACTATCAGTTGTTCCATTGTGTATTTTTAAAACTCTTAAACAATCTGAAGGTAAGGTGAATTGATTTGTATATCCAACAACTGGTGCGTCAGCGTCTTCTGCTAATTGAACTCTTTTTGTTAAACAGTTCCAGGCATGAGACCTAAATATTCTATTTCTTATTGGTTCATATCTTTGGTTACATAGTCTCGCATTTTTACTATCATCAGTTAATGCAGTAATTGTACTAGCTCCCAAAAGATTTAATGCACTGTTACATAAATCTACTACGCTTGCCATTTTTCTATCTCCTTACAAGTTACAAATACCTTTGCAGGTAAATTCTTTTTTTCAAATTCTGTAATAATTTTTTTTAATGTCTTCGTTGCTTCTTCTTTGCAGATGTTTAAAGTTTTAAACTCTCTTGGTTTCTCTTCGTGAAATTCAATACAATTTTCAAAAACAGGCGAACACGCCATAAACAACATAATAAATATTTTCATTAGATTAAGAGGCTGGCAGCGCATCACGCTAACCGCCAACCTCGTAAGAGTTAACTATTCAACAGAGTAGATAACAGCAACTTTGATTGTGCCTGTTGCAGTACCGCCACCAGTTGTGATTAACACATCTGTTTCAGCAGTTTGCTCGTAAGCAAAACCATCGATTGCGCCATCTTCCGACATAATTACTTTGCCAGCAGTCGCAGCAGCAGTTGCAGTAATATATCTATCTGCATCTGCACTATCGCCTACAGCTAAAGTAACGCCAGAACCTAACGCATCGTGATGTATAACAACGTCATACACAGTTGCGCCTTTTGGTAATCTAGCGACTGAAATGTCAGAGCCTGAAGCTAAAGAAGAAGCTTCATACGTATCATAAGTCACTCTTAATTTTCCATATGCTTCTTTACTTGCAGTGTTCACTACAGGTGTAGAAGTAATATTGGTAAAATTAACGCCTTTTACTGATGCCATAATTTTAGCCTCCTATTACGCTTCATGCGCTTGTATGGTTACAACTTGCTCTTCTTCCATTCTAGTTGCGCCTACAGACATACATACGTAAACCTGAGTTGCGTAACCTTTGTCAGAACGCTCATCAATTCTAGTCATCAAATCTTGACCTAAAGCCAATTTGATTGCTTGTGATGTGAACGCTAAACAAAGTCTTTTAGAAGACGATAAGTCTAACCTGTTTGATGTAATAAAGTTAAAACCAAGGAATTGGTTAACTTCGCCATTTGCTAAAGCTTTAACAGTGTTGAAATCACTTGAAGTCACTTCAGTTGTTCCTAACAAATCAGAAATTTGTTTTGGGCCAACAACAATATATCTCTGTAAACTTGGGTCAACAGAGTTACTGTCCATGATTTCTTTTGCTTGTCTTAGTTTAGCAATCGTCATACCGCCAGTTGATGCTTCAGTAATCTTTTGAGCAGAAGGAAGCGCAACAGTAGTTGAACCAGTTTCTCCTCCATAAGAATCACCAGAAACAGCGGCGATAATTTCATCGTCCATAGAACGACCAAGAGCCATTGCCGCAGCCGTTGCGTATGAAGATGTGGGGTCAATTAATGTACGGATTTTATCTTGGTTATCGATTAAATCAGCGTACTCATAATCAACCATTGATACTCTTCGTCTTGAGTGTGGAGTATCGATTTGTGGTGTGTCTGCGTGTCTAGTAGTTCTTTTGACAGCAGTTACAGCTCCAATTCTTTCAAAGAAAGCATTTTTACCGACCACAGTTTCGACATCAACCGCACCTCTAAGAAGAGAGCCTTTTTGCTGGCTAAGCATCATCACATTGTTCGAATACTGTTGAACAAAAGATGTAGTAATTTGGTTTGACATAGCAAACCTCCTTTTCTTGAGTTAGTGTTTGATTGATTGTCGATTTGATTGTCCTCTTACGAGGTTCTCGTCTTTGCGTTTATAGTCTGCAATTAGACTTTTTTCTTAGAAGGCTCTTTACGAGTTGTCTTCTTTGAAACTTGTTTTACCCAATCATAATATTGGTCAGCGACTGGTAATGGTTCTTTTCGCTGATACTCAGGTGCAAATTCAGTTGCAAGACGCAAACATTCTAACCTGATTTCAATATCGGTGATTTCTTGTTCAGCTGGTTCAAACTTAGCCATTGAGTTGCTGCCTTAGTTTGTACACTTCATCAACCGCTCTTTTGTGGTTGGGGTGTCCTTTATCCCAGTAAGCTGAACCTGGTTCAGTTAATTCTGCGATTTCTTTTTCTATTTCACTAGCAGTTAAATAAGATGAACCATCACCTTTAATAATTTCATCTTCTGATAATTTATCTGCAAGTTCAGAGAACGCTTTAATAACAGTCAAGTTATCACCTAATCGTGAACCATCTTTTAAAATTGTATTATTTAAAAAATCTTCACCAAATGAACTTGTTGCTAATTTTTTTGCCTGGTCCAAACGTTTATGAAACTGAGGACCATATTCTTTTTTAAGTTCTTCTTCAGTTTCTAATTGTTTAGCCTGAGCTTGCTCTTCAGCTTTTGCTGATTGAGTAGCGTTCATTTCATTATAGTATTTAATTAAACTCTCAGCTTGTTTAGGAAGTAATCCTAATTTGTGAGCGGTTTGATTAAAACCTTTTAGCTGCTCTTGGTCAATTTCATCTTCTTTAAAAGAATATGTATAACCATCAGGAGTTTCTGGTCTGCCAAGCTTATTATAAACTTCAGCCCAGTCCTCATCTGTAGCGTGTTTGTTTGGAACAGGTATTTTATTTGCTCCAACTAATTTTTGTGAATGAAGATAACTTTTTACAAAATCTTCCATGTTCTTAAAATTTTGTAAAGATTTCTCTTCTTTAAAACTTTCAGGTATTAATTCTTGAAAGTTAGTCTGAGTTGTCTGCTCAGGTTGTTGTGTTTGTGTTTCCTGAACAACAGCTTCTGTCTGTTCAGATTGCACCTCTGGTGCAGTTGCCTGATTTTCCATTTTAACCTCTATGTTTTGGAGTTGATAATGCTTTTTATCCAAACAAGAATACTTCTTTGTCCTTCAAAAAAAGCGCTTTCGTGACTGTCACCTTTTATATGAGTAGTGCTAAACTCATGACATCTCTTTGATAAGTCATCTAAAACTTGTTTACCGTGGTCACTTCCAAAAGTTATTTTGTAAGCGTTTTTTAAATCTTCTATTTTTTTATTCTGGTTGTTCACTTACGACCTTTGCTAATGGAGCTGCGTTCTTTGCCATTTGTGTTTCCATTAATTGTTGCTGCATTTGTGCTTGTTGCATTTGTTGCTCTTGTCTTTGCTCACGTATTTGTTGAACTTGTTGGTCGGATTTAATTACTTTAGCTGGCAAGCCTAGCGTTTTTATCAATTGCTTCACAAGTCCGTTCTCGTCGATAAAATCCATCACAGGTAGCATTTGTGCCATTGAGCCAAATAACTCGATACCTCTCATCAAAGAATTTAATTCTTGAGACTTTTGAGCAACCGCCATGGGTGAAACATATTCAATATCAATTTCTTGATTTGCCAAAATTTCTGGCGCTGGTGTAAACATTTTATTTCTCACCATAATATTAAATACTCTAATAATTAACGGCTGAAGTAATTCTGATTGTAGTCTTCCAAGTACAGGACCAAGTATTCTCATCTTTTCTTCGTTACGCTGCATTACTTCTGTTGCAGTCATATTTCTATTTTCTGTAACTAAAAGTTGGTCAACGTGAAACATTCGACCAATCGCTTGTCTTCTTTGGTTTTCTGAATTTAATGTAACTTGTGTTGCTTGTCCGATTTGTAATGGTTCAATTCTATCTCTGCTTCCGCTTCGGTAATAATTTAAACTACCTGGAGACATACGAATTGGATTTAGCATACTATCATCAGGAACTAGCAATGGTGGGTCAATCTGTTTGGCTGCCGCTTTTAAAGCGTTCTCCACCATTTTATTTAAAACCTTAATATCAGGCAGTGCGTTCATTGCAGGACTTCTGCCGTAGATTTCTGTCGAAGCTTTTAAATAACGTGGTACGACATATGATAATTCTTTAAAGCCACCAATTGAAATAATGTGTCCTGATTTATATTCAAAGTATATGCTTTCAAACGGCATATTCTTTTTATCAATTTTCTTTTCGTCATATTCTCTTCTTGGTTTGACAACATGAACAAATTCAAATTCTTCAAACGGTTTCTTTTTTACCGTATCGTTTATTTCTTTTGATAAATTTTCTAATCCAAATTTTGCAGCAGCAGCTTGCGCTGACATTTTAAATTTTCGATATACCGTATCAACAAAACCTTTTTCGTTTTCTTGAATAAATAATTCTTTGATATGTCTAGAAGAGAAACGAAGTATATCTTCTTTATCTTCTTCAATTAATAAACACGCAGTACCGAAAGCAATTAAGTCGTGATAGCTTTCAAATATTTCTTGTTGAAAATTAGAACGAGCAAAAGCTACATACATTCGCTCTGTTGCATCTTCTAACCATTCTTTTGCTTCATCGTTTTCGTTTAAAGGAGTTTCTTTGAAACGTAGAGAAAACCACCTATTAGCGGAAGAAGTCAGCATACCATGTAATGAAGCTGCTAATAACTCTAAGGCGTGAACAGCCGTTGCATCAAATATTTGTACGTTACGTTTGTCGCCTCTTTGCCTCTCTTTAGTTATTTCAGCTTTCCTTGGTAGTACCAGGTCCGATACTTCTTGCCAGTGGCTTTCCCACGTGGACCTTAATTCCATAAGCCTAGATAAATTATCTTTTAGAGAAGATGAAAGATTTCTGTATTCTTGTGATTGCATTAAATTATCCTAGTAAAGTTTTGTAGCCGAGCATCACATCTTCGTTTGCTCCAACAGAACTTGTTAAAATTGTAGAACGTCTCGCTTTTCTTTTTCTGTCTAATGATTGCTGAGCTTCTACATCATCATCTTTTGGAGCGTCCATCTGTGCTTGTACTTTTGGCTGCTCTTCACTCTTTGGTGTTGGTTGTGGAGCTGGTTTATTTTTAAACGGATTGCCACCCATATTAGCCTCCTAATAAAGTTTTCTTTTTAATATTTTCATCAGCCACATCATCTAAGCCTGTGCCAGTAAGAATAGTAGAACGTCTGCCTTTACGGTTTCTGTCTCTTCTTCTTGCGTCTTCTAATTCCTGTTTCTCTCTTGCTTCATCTTCAGCAGAAGGAACATCATCAGGCTCAGGCATCACCATTTGTGGTGGAGCTGGCATCTTTGGTGAAAAAATACTTCCCATTATAATACCTCGTAATTTGTTTCGTGTTGTTGTTGTCGGTTTGCAGCCATTGGATTTAAATTTTTTAAACCAACTGCTAGAGTTCTAAACGCATCACACGCATGGCTGGACCAAGAGTGAACAGGTTTAGAATTATAAATACGCTCTTTCTCGTTATACTTACGATGATAATGTCTAAGTGCATCTATGAGCTTAGTACAATTATCAACGTCAATGTAGCATCGAGGAAGCAGCATCTTTGTTGAGTGTATGCCATCTTCCAAACTAATCTTTGGAACAACTCTAAACTTTACTCCGAGTTGGTAAGCAACCTCTCTGCGGGTACGGCCCGTTGAAAATTCTGTAACTTCAATATCGTGTGGTGCATAATGATTATCATAAACATAATCTTTTTCTTTTAGCACCTGGACATAATGCGGTAACGCTTCATTCTTATTTTCATAATAATCAATCACGTTCACTGCTAATCCGTTATTTTGGAAAAAGATAATAACGTTGTGGTCGTTGTATCCTAAATCCCATGCTGTACTGACTGGGTATGCTGGGTCATAAGGAATACGAGTAATTTGTTTCTTATCTTCCAACTGAGTTAGGATTTCTCCGTAGATTGAACCTTGGATATTTCCAATAAAAGAACTTTCGTACTCTTGTTGGTATTTAGACTCACCCATTATTTTTAGAGCATTGTCTAATTCTTCTTGGTCTATCAGTTTGGTCTCAGAGGCTTTAGCAATGTGAAGAAACCATTTCTCATCTGCTTGTGCCTTTTGATAGTAATCATAAAAAAGATTACCCATACCTTTGGGAGTTCCAACGATATATAAAAAACCTTTTCTGTCTGAAAGCGCAGGTGTTATCACTTCATCAATTACACTTGGCTTTACTTGCGCAGCCTCATCGACTACCGCTCCATCTAAATACAGTCCTCTTAAACTATCTGGATTTTCAGATGACAACAGCATGATACGTGCACCATTTGGAAAATCTGCTCGTAACTCTGTTTCATTAAACTTTGTACCAGGTATTTTTCCAGCGAACTGCTTGATGTAATCCCAGGCAATTTTTTTAGCTTGCGAATACGTTGGAGCTAAATAAGCATAGCGAGGTTGATGTCTTGTTGATGTCATTGCACACTTGATTAAGTGATTAATGAGCATTACGCTTTTACCCCATCTACGATGGCAGCATAAAACAGCGTATCTATGTTTATCTAACTCCTGGTGAACAAATGCTTGTTGTTTCCTTGGAGTGTAAGGAATAACTATTTTCATTAGTGAAACTGCGGTGGTTCTTCTTGATGATTGTATTGCATCTTTATTTTGGCAAATACAAAGTCTGCAAACTCTTTTAGGTCCTCTTCTTCTTCAAAACCTGAGAAGCACATTACTAATTGTTTACCGTATGTGGTAAATGTAACTGCGTTCACTTCTTTGAATTTGTCTTTGAGTTTGTCAGTGTCTTTCATCGGAATAATATACGTATAGAGCCGTCACCCAGATTTTGAGGTGTTGGTCTTTTTTTAGGTTTCTGTTTACTTTTCTGTACTTTTTGATGGTCAATTGCTTGTTAGGCAATAACTCTAACTAATAAATTCAATAAAACTAAAAGACTTGGTGCAGATATGGTGCAGAACTATTTCATTCCGTACTCCATGACGCAATAACCAGACAACTCAATGTTGCTGCTACGGAACTATTCAATCACCTTCGCTTCAATTGTATTTGTATTTGTATTAGCGTTAGTGTTCCAGGTTATCTCAATCTTATTATCAGTAACTATCTCTTGCTTGTCTCCGTAGATGCTTGGCAAAAGTTTAGAAGACAGCCAACGATAATGTTGCAGCTTCTCTCTTACGACCATAATATTTTTATTATCTGCATTATCTAATTCAGTAATCATACGGTCTAATAATGTTTGCGCTCCTGCCTTCCTGGCAGTCGCTATATCATTTGCAAAATCTTTATGCTTAGCAAGGTAACGATAGAATGTTGCAAGGCTTGGCTTATCTTTAGCTTGGCAAATTTTAGTCAGTGGAGTTCCAAGCATCAATTCTTGTATGATGTCTTGTTTTGTATCTTCACTGATTGTTAAAGCTTTCATTGTCTCTGTACTGTTTTAAATTTCGTAATGATTTTTGTTTTCCTAATTCTGTTCTTGGTCCTGTAGATTTACCACCGTGATTTTTACATCTGATGTTTCCGTTCTTGAGTAAGATACCAACTCCATTGCAAGGAACAGTATAATTAGATTGTCTAGTGTAACTCATACACTGTAGTTTAAACTTCATAATATTTATTTCCTGTTGGAAAAGAAAAAACAGTAAAAAAGAAATGAAACTTATTTTTACTGAACTGTTTTAATTACAACAGTAAAATTATACAGCTGATTTCTTATTGGTCAACTGGTTGGGAGAATATAATATTATTATTAAAAAAATATTTTGAGGATAAAGAAATTAACTAAATAATCTGTCGTATTTGTCAATGTTAATTCTAATTTTATTAGCTAACCGCTCTAAGATAGTCTCATATCTTTGTTTAATTCTAACACGATGATAACCAAACATTTTACCAAGCTTGGTCCAGGCAAACTTATTTGCACGAAGCCACAAAAGCTTTCGTGCTTCTATAGGATTTTCAAATACATCATTTGTAATTTCTAAAAGCAAATCAATTGCTAAATCATACCTGGTCATTTGCCTTGGACTTGCACGTAATTTTAGTTTTGGTTTTTCATGGAAACCCCAGTCTGCTTTATCATAATAAGTTTCAAGCAGCTTATACATTGTAGGACATCTGTTGTTATTTGGTTTAGCAATGAACCGTTCACAAAAGGCAGCATCATATAAAATGCTTTCAATCTCTTTTTCTAATTTTATTTTTTCTTCAATAATTCTTGTTAAATTTTTTTGCATTTACGTAACACCCACGGATATTTGACATCGCTGTCTTTCATTTGATTAAGTTCCTCTATTGGCAAACTGGTAAGCTTCTCTTCCAATTGATATTGGTCCAGGTCAGCATATTTATAGTTATGTTTTATCTCTGGTGAGACGTGCTGTTTTAAGCTTCTCCAGCCTCTGCTTGTATTGTATTTTTTAAATCCAAGGCTTTGGATAAAAGCTTTGTGCCTTGGCATATCAAATTTAAGATAAGAGCCAGTGTCCTGGATACTAATTAATTTTAATCCTTCGATTTCTATTTTGCTTAGCTTATCCAGGCATTTTTGGACGTTTTCCAGTGATATTTGGAATTGACCAGCTATATTAACTAATCTAATGAAGGATTTTAGCTCTTTTGCATTAAATTGTTGGCATAAATAGCTGTAAATACGCCAATCTTGGTCGTTGATTGTTAATAAATTTAATACTTTTGGGTCTGATATATAAAAACTAGCCATTTATTTAACCTTTTTGCGAATTACCCAAGCCAGCTTATTTGTCAAACATTAACTGCATTATTGACTTGCAGGCAAAAAAGATTATATCAGAAAATATGAGGAAAAAACCTTTATCAAAAGAAATTTTAGCAACACGTACTTACGAAAAAGATAAAGTTTTTATCAATTACGAACCAAGCGCACCAAACAGAGGCGCAATTTTAGTTTATTCTCATTATCAACTTTACATGGGGGAAAAGTCAGTTCTTGTTAAAATTTTTAGCAAAACAAATAGAGACGATACAGTTATTACAAACATAATTTTAGAAAATGGAGAAAGAGAAAAAGTTTATTATCAAGTTGTTAAAAGGCTTCCTCTATTTAAATTAGAAAAATTTAAAGAGCATTGGAGTAAAGCAAAATTGCAAGTGCTGTATGCTAGACAAGAAGCAGATGAAAAAAGAAGACCTACATTATTAACTGGAAGAACTACTGTTGATGCTTTTAGACAAAATGGTGAACTTGTTGAAATAAAAACAGATAATGAAAAACTTTTTAATTGGCATGATGCAGGAAACTTTATTGCTGGAAAATATACCCAACAATACAGGGTAGCGAAAAATGTGAATGTTAATTTAGATAAAAAACAAAAAGAATTAATTGAGCTTGGTATTTTTAATTACAGAAACGCTAATTCATTATTAGTTGATAAATTTAAAGAAGCAGAAGAATTTTTAAATTCAGAAGAACTCGCTAAAAAATTAGGTTTTGCTGATACATCTATGATTACCAAACATTTAAAAGGTGAAAGAGATATAACAAGAGAGCAAGCAATTAAATATGGGGAATACTTTGGTTGCGACCCATCTGATATTTTGTTTCCAAAACCTTTAGTAAAAATTTGGGGTCATGTTGATTTTATACATGGAGTAACCGCAGATGCTCCTTACGCACAAGGTGAAGTAGCTGCACAAGCAGAGGAAAATTTTGTTGCGTGTCCAAGAGATATTTATAGACCAGACATAAGAGCTGTAAAAGTTGTGTCTCCAGGTTCTTTCTTACATAACCAAGTTTTATTTTATTATGAAAGTAAACAAGATGAAGGAAAAGTTGGTGAACTTTGTGTCGTAGGAATAGAAACAGAAGTACCAGAATTTGATTTTCATTCCAAAACTTATCACATTGGTATTTATGAAAATGTAAGAGGTAAAGTAAGATTTGCAAATCCTGACCCATATGCAGAAGGTAATTTTAAAGATTTAGTTATTAAGAATAATTCATCAATATTTTTTTCATCACCTATTGTTGGAATTGTAAATTTAAGTGTATTAAAAGGTGCTAGAAAAAATTCTATTAATGCTTTTAAAAAAGCACAACAAATACAAGAAAGAATTAGAGACATAGAAAATAGAAAACTTATTGAGCAACAAGCTCGTTTAAAAGAAAAAACTAAAACACAAGTTAAAGAATTTGAAAAAATAATACAAGAATTGGATAAATTTATTAGTGTTAAAGACAATGAATTAGAAAATTTAAAATTTAAAGATGAATTAAAAGATTACATAAGCCAAGCGAAAAAAAGAGCATGAAAATAAAAAAAATAAAAGACATGGATTGTTGTAATGCTAAAGATGCTGCTATTTATTTAGATATGCCAAGGACGACTTTTCAATATTATGTTTATGGAGACAAAACTTATAATCCAATTCAATTTATTATTTTCAGAGGCAGACGTTGGTTTCCGATTAAATATTTAGACAAGTGGAACGAACAAGATAGCAACGTCCTTTATGCTTACAAACGCAAAAGAAAAAAAGAACCAAAAAATTCAAACGTTTTAGATTTTAAAAAAGCCGAAAAAGCCGAAAACGCCAACTAAGACAAACAAACCTAACAAGCTAGTATAAAAAGACTAATAGGCAAAAACGCATTGCGTAACTGACTAAGAGATATTATCTCGGTTTGTATGTTAGAAAATACTAAAACAAATCAAAATGTGTTGGAAGACCCATTAACAGATAATGAAGTTCTTCCTGAGTTTGCAAAAAAATTAAAAATCCACCACTGGTCTCCAACTCAAGCTTCTTTAATTGATGCTGCATGGATATTCCGTTACCTGGTATTGACCCAGGAACAAAGACGTTTGCTTCCAAGTAATTCTCAAATGAAAGCAGGTGTTGCAGCTGGTGAAGCGGTTCAAAATTTTTATGCCGATAAAATTTATAGAATTGGTCCTAACAAAAAATTAGAGCCACAAGATAATTTTAAAAAAGGCAGAGATAAAAAAGATTTAATTACAGAAGCTGTAAATATGTTCAGTGAGTATCAAGCTGAAGATGTAAAAGACCAGGATAAAAAATTTAAATACCTGGAAGAGTTACCAGCAGTAATTAATAACAGTTTCCTTTGCATCGAGGAAATATTAGGCAGCGTTAGTTCTTTTAACTCCATCATCGCTGAGCAATCCATTTCAGTTACACAAAAGAAGTCTTCACTTCTTATGCCGTTAACTGGACGTACAGACCTCGCAGTTTTTAGCGGTTCTTCTTCACCTGTTGTTATCTGTGAGATGAAGACACAATGGAGTAAGCTTGGCAAAATTAAAAAGGACGGAAGCAGAAGTTTTATTAAAGTTACTGCTCCTACGCTGCCTTCTTATAACCATTTGATGCAATGTGCATATTATGCAGCGGTTTATGACTTTAAAGCTCCTGTAAAATTATTTTATGCAAACGCAAATGATTTTAAAATTTTTGATAGCAGCAATTGTATTCATTTAACAGTCGAAGGAATGAAAAAATTATATGAGCAATTATTAAATATTTTTAGACGAAGAGAAAAACTCTTATCTATGTACCAGGAGTTTGACCGTAACGTTCTCATTACAAGTATGATTGATAGTGTGGACATGAACCGAGACCACCCATGGGCATGGAATAATATTGGTGACGACAATCTAAAACTAGCGGAGGAACTATGGAAACTAAGATAAGGCGTGAAGTTGTAAATGCAATGAAAGATTATCGTTTGCAAGAATTTTACGACCAACACCAAAAGCAAAAACTACAAACTAGAAAATTACAAACAGTTAGAGACTGGATTGTAATTATCGCAGCAATAGGAGTATTTTTATGGGTCACAAAGACTTACTCATTAGTACAATAGACGACTTTAAAAAAGTCGAAGGTGGAACGGTTGCAATACATGGGAAAAATTATTCTACTGTTGCAACAAGAGTTGCAGTTGCAAGAAGAAATCTTGGAACACAATTAAGTATTCAAACATCTATCGTTGATAAAGATGCAGATACTGTAACTGTAAAAGCAAAAGTTTTTATTGACGGAAGATTAATTGGAACAGGCATTGCGGAAGAAAACCGTAAAGCATCAAGAATAAATCAAACATCTGCTGTTGAGAATTGTGAAACATCAGCAGTTGGTAGAGCATTAGCTTTTTGTGGTTTGCAAGACAATAACATTGCATCTGCAGAAGAAGTTTCAGCTGCAATTGAGCAGCAAGACCAGAAAGTGAAGCAACTCTTAAGGGATTTAGAGGCTGTATCTCACGCTGGCAATTATCAGGAATGGCTAACCAAAAACAAAGGTTACTTGGCGATTTTAAAAAAAGAAAATCCGCTGACCTACTCTAAGTTTCAGGAACGCTACACTGAAATTAAATCTAAACTTAAATCCAATGGAGCTATCTAATTATGGAAGATAACCAAAGTAAAAGAAAAGAACTTGGAATTGTAATTCCAGTTCCAACAAAAAATAATCCATCATCTTACGACCTTAAAGGTTCAATTATTATTGATGGAAAAAAATATAGAGTTGGCGGTTACAAAGCTGAAGCAAAAGCTGGCAGTAAGTTAGGCGAAGGAAGTGTTTACTACTACTGGCATAGAGTTGAGCCGTTAGACGACTTGGAGGTTTAATCATGGACGCTTCGAAATATAAATCAGTTGCTATTAATATGAAGACTTACAAGATGCTTGAGCAGCTTGCAGGTAAGAAATTTGAGCTACCGATTAGTATGTCAAAGACGGTTGAATATTTCATATCAAAAGGTTTCGAACAATATCAGAATGACGCAAGAAATAATAAATAAACTGTTATCTGAAATCGAAGCTGAGAAGCAAAAGGAATATGGGCCAGCATCTGTTGGTATGCAAAAAATTGCAGATGTTTGGTCTATCCTTTTAGAAAAAAAAATAAGACCTCACCAGGTGGCGCTGCTGTATGCAGCTGCCAAACTGGTTCGTGCAAATCATAAATACAAACAAGATAGTTACTTAGACTTAATGCAATATGGCAAAATCGCAGAACAAATACATCGTGAAGACAGTTCGGAATTGGAAATTAAATAATGGAAAACCAATGGACTATAAAACATTTAAACTCTCACTGGAGCTTTCTCACTATGACACTTTTGAAAAAGATGAGTGGTGTGCTGAGCTTTATAAGGAATACGTAAAAGATGGCGGAGATAATTAAATTTCCAGGTAAAGAAAATAAAAAACTTAGAGAGCAAGAAATGATGATTGCTGTTACTACAAATACTGTTGAAGCAGTTGTGCAACTGCCTCACTGGGATAACGTGCAGCTCCAACAGCAGGAGTTAGAAGTATTAGCAGATTTTGGAGAAACAATGAGTTTCTCACGTGGCGTAGCGCCAAAGCTAATTTCATTATTAGCAAATCAATTACTCAAAACCAAATTAGAGGAGGACTTTATATGAGAGTAAGACGAAGCTATAATTCATTACACACAAAAGATTTTTGTAATCCAAAAACTGGACCTTGGCAAAAACTAAATGACAGCAACTGGTATGTAAAAAAATATAAAGGTCAATTACAGTTTTATATTGGCTTTAGTTCTTTTTACCAAGCCATGCCTGAAAGATGTTTTTATACTACAGTTGAAAACAGCCGTGAGCTTAACAAGGAACAAATGCTGCAAGACTTGAAGCAGTTCCAGGAGGCACACAATGGGTAAACCACACACATTACAACAAAAATCTTATAATGCAGTTGTTGGAGTTAACATCAAATTTTTAAGACATCGTAATAAAATGACTATGACAGATGTTGCAAATAAAATTGGTGTAAGATGGCAGCAAGTTTACAAATACGAAACAGGCGCAAATCAATTATGTTTGTATCGTGCAAATCAAATAGCAAATTTATTCGAGGTTAAATTAAATGAACTTGCTGACCCAGATTTAGCTCCTAAAATTTTAGCAATAGAAGAATGTAAACATCTTAATAATGGAGAAGTAAAAGCTAAAGATTATTTAGATAGTTACGAATTTTATAAATCTGTTGATGAACAATTAAAACGTGATGATTTCTTGGAGGCATTAAAGCATGGCAAGAATAGTTAAAAAATCAGTTGGTGAAGCTGCTGTTGTAGTAACTGAAGAATATATCAATGAGGAAGCTGCACAAGAAGGTTTGCACCCAGAAACAACTACAGCTGATGTAACAGATTTTAAAGTTCACAGCGTAACTTACAAACTAAAGGAGTTAATTAAGAATGATTGAGTTTGATAGTAAAATTACCAGGCTTAGAAAAAGATTAAGAGGATTAAGTTCAGCCATTACAGGTTTAGATAATCTTTATCTTTTCGGGGTATATCCTCAGAACTATCCTTCACTTAGTTTGGTTATTGAAGAGGCAAAGGACCATTTAAAGAAAGCAGCTAAAGAAACAAAAATAGAAATTACAGAATTAGAAGAGCCACATTCTAAATATGATTTAACTGATAAAGATACATTGGAGGTAATTGAAGACCATGACGAATAAAGATTTTTTTAACAGTATAGATAATAAATTATTCGATGTCACATTAATTGTAGATAAAGAAGAGGAATTAAAGCACGTAACTAAATCAGCTTTGTTTCATAATATTATTATTCTTACAGAACAGTTGGACGAAATCACAAAAGAGCGAGACATTATTGTTGAGCAAGAAAAGCGTTTAACTGAAGAGAACGATAATTTGAAAAAAATTATTGAGAGATTGAAGGAGCAAAAGAAATAGTGCTAACTTCTCCAAGTCGCCAGGCAGGTATCCTTTCTTTTAATCTAAGACCAGTTCCTGTACTGGCTAGTCTATCGTATGCTGGTCTTGATGTGCTACAGAAGATGGAGCTGTAGCATCAAATGGTTAAAGCTAGACCAGAATTTGATAAAGATTTAGCCTGGGGTTTAGAAAAGGAAGATAAATTTTATGAAGATGTATCTGGTAAAATTGAGATTAAGACAGATAGACTTTGGCATAAAACAGGAAATGTTTTTATTGAAGTAGAAGATGCTGGAAAACCATCTGGCATAATGAGAACTGAAAGCAAAATGTATGCTATTGGTTTGTATCACCCGGACAGAGAATGTGAAATTTGGATTATGATTAAAACAGATTTGTTAAAAAAAATAATTAAAGATTTTCCATTAGTAAAAGGTGGAGATAATATGGAAGCTCGAGGACATCTCGTGCCAGACAAAGCATTGTTCAATTACACTTACTCTGATAAAATTTTAGATAATGAAAAAAAAGAAATCTAAAAAGAAAAAAGAAAAAGAATATTTTGGTGCGCCTGCTGCACTATGGATAGGTCTTTTAGTTATGGGTTTTTTAATCGCTTTATCAAAAAGCTAATATTTTTTGAAAAAAAAAGCTCCTGAGAGCCTCAGATTTTAACAATCCAAGGCTTCCATGAGTATTAGTACCTAAAGAATTTTCGAAGTTCCAATAAGTTTTGCAACTGATGCAGTTGATTTAGCAGAAGCTTTACGGTTATGATTTCCGTAAATATCTTGAGTAGTAGTAAATCTTGTATGACCAATTCTAGCCTTTACAAAATTTGTAGTTAAATGTTTATCAAAAGCCATATTGTCAACAAGCAATGTAGCTAATCGATGTCTCCAAGTTTTCATCGGAGCGCCTTTAAATGGACTATCAATCACTATAACATGACCAGACTTCCACTCTATTTTTGCTAAACCATTAGCAGCATAAGTGGACCACAAAATATTTGAAAGACCTCTATCTGAAATAGGCCCTCCAGTATTTTTAATTGTTGGAAATAACCATAGTGTATGAGGTCGATATTTTTTTAATACTAAAAACCACCATTTAAAAAATGCAGCAGCTTTTTCATCAATATCAATATTTCTGAAACTGCCTCTGTTTTTAGTACGTCTTAAATATCCACCTTCACCCTTAATATAAATACCTTTGATAGATACATAACCTTCATCAATATTTATATGCTCAGGTTTTAAGCCTTTAATTTCAGAACGCCTTAAACCAAATAAAAACATCATTACAAATATTGCAAATGTTAATGCTGACTTGAAATCCTCATCTTTATTTGCATTTAATTTGGTAAGCATATCGCCTACAGATGTTTCATCAATGACCTGGGTTTCCTTCTCAAAGCGTTGCTCATAATCTGCTGGAACAATAGCTTCAACATCTTCAATCTTAAATTTAAGCATATCCAGGCATGGCTTCTTACCTTCTTTAGCCATATGGTTTAGAAACGTCTTAATGTTCCTAACCGTACGTTGTAAACGCTTAAACTTATATCCTGCTTTAAAACAGTCTAATAAAAACTTTTTCATAACAAGATAGTTGAACTCAGATAAAGCGATATTAGGCATATACGGCTTTATACGGAGCTTTAAATCATTGATATAAGGCTCAATAGCACCTTTAGTTAATGCAGCATCAGAATTAGCAGAAACAGCTTCTCGCTCGCTAATCCAAGATGAAAAAGCATCTACAAATAAATAGTCGCTTTTTTCTGTTACAGCATTTTCTGTAATTAAGCTGTTCATATGTTCAACAGCTTGTTTTTTTGTATGGAACAAACCTTTGTGGGTTTGTTTACGGTCAGATTTTCTTAGAACAATATAACCGTCTCGTTTTGGAGTTACTCTATACATAGTTTATCTTTAGGAAACTGAGCTTAATTGGCAAGAGTTCGTAACACTCAAGGCAATAGTTCTTAGCTTGTTCGGCATTTTCGGTTTTTTATTTTTTATATAAAAATACCTGATGCAAAAGTGGTGCAGAACTGGTGCAAGAATTTTACAACTGCAATCCGATACTTCAATTATATGGGATTGTACAACGTTAAGCATTTCCTATCCTTTTTTTAAGTTAGGAAAAACTTGTTCTATCTAAAGGTGATAAGGTGCTATGCCGTGACAGGCAGGCGCTCTAACCAAGCTGAGCTACACCCCCAGACCGTTTGGTGCAAAAGTGGTGCAAAGCTTAATTTGTGCTGTCACCACATCACCGAAGAACAAGTTCTTCAGATACATTATATATACCAAGTAATAAGAATATCCTAGTGTTATTTTGCACCAAAAAAATTACCATAGATTTGCACCAAACTCGGAATATATAAGAAGAATGTTTGTAGTAAAAATAGTTGGAAAAACTTTTAATAAAGAAATGATTATTGATGAAGAAAAGCTTGGCAAATACGTACCAAGCTTTGTGATATTTCAAGCGAAGAAATTAGGTAAGACTACAACGACTGAAGTTAATGATGGTGAGAGTTTTACCTGGCATATAAAATATCAGACTAATTGATTATCTTTTTTTAGCTGTTTTAGCAGCACGTCTGAAAGCTTTAGCTGTTGGCGCACCTTTGCTGCCAGGCTTTCTAGGTTTACCACCACGCTTTCTTTTAGCATGGATATTGTAATACAAACCTTTTTTAGCTTTACGACCAGACTTGGTTCTGTGATAGCCTTTTTTCATAAATAGGACCTCTTAGATTTAGGAGTTCCAAATTGATTATGAAACTCCTCTAGTTTTTGATTGATAGAAGAAAAGGATTTTACTTTTTCTTTTTTCCTTTTTTCTTCTTCTTCTTTAAGTTTGATTTCTTGTTGTGCTTGTAACTGTTTTTTCCGTACATTTTCAGCCTCCTTATTTTTTAGGTATTGTGTGTGACAGTCTTTTGTTGGTGGAACTCCAATAGCTCCTCCGATATGACAAAAGATTTGCTTTGCAGCAGTAACAGTAAATTGAGAAGTTTTGTTTCCACATAGAAAACAAGTAACTTCTATTTCACGTTTTTTACGTGGCATAGATACTCCAGGTGTTATGATTAAATCAGCAGTTCCAGGCTCTGAGAGCTTTATTAATTCTGCTGTTAGGATTTCGTGCAGTCTTACGAGAGGTAAGTTTTTTCTTCATACCTTTCATTCTTGCACAAAATGATTTTCTACGTTTGCTTCCTTTTTTCTTCGTTGGTGCTTTTAGATTTCCACCTGTTGCTCTATTATAAGAACGTCTTCCTTTTGCGTTAAGTCCACCTTTTTTATTTTTACCTGCCTTACGCTGCCAGGCTTTAGTTTTATAAGCCATCTTTAATTATGTTCTTTTTAATTCTAGGTCTGCTTTGTCTATGCTTCATTGCATAAGTAACTTGAGCTTGTTGTTTAGATAACTTATCTCTGAACTTAATCAGTTTAATAAAATCTTTGAAGTCCATATTACTTACCTCTACGTTTACATTTACAAGTCGTAACAGTTCTGTTTTTATATAATTGTTTCCAGCATTGGTTTGATAACCAGCAAGCGAACTTATCTAATATTTTCCAAATTGTTTTCATTTTATTTACTCGATATGTTTATGATTTTTCCATTCTCTACAGTGGCTAAAACTTTAGCGCACTGATAAGTGGCATTGTTAGAATTTCTTGATGCTATTCTTTTTTTAGATAAACACTCACTGAAGCTAGGCATCAGCGTATGTTCTTTTAACTCTACTGGATTGCCTAAATAAAGAAGTAAAGCAACAACCTCAATCATTAGTATTTACCATTACCGTTTGAAAATTTAATATCTCGTGTTGCATCTTTTAATTTTTCTAAATCTTTTTTAATCTTTTCTATTTCTTTAGAGTGTTGTTTTAACATCACACCTGTATGCACATTATCTTCTAATTGTTTTTGCATCTTTTCTATTTGTTTTGCTTGCCATTCCAAGAGCATAAATTGTTCCTTATCAATGGGAAGTTGTTTACTTGCTTCTAATAAATCTTTTTCAAAAAGCTGGTTTTTAGTTTCTAAACGGTTTAATCTTTCTATAACAGTAAAAGCAAACCATGCTCCTATAATAATAGCTGTAATTAATCCTAATAAATTTTTTAATGGTAAACCAATATTGGTGTTTTCACTTATCTTCATTATCTTCGTCCTTGTCGATTGTATTTTTTGTAATTACGTTTTTCTGATTTAGACATATTCTTTTTATGTCTGCCGATTTTTTTACGAGGCTTTGGCTCGAAAGTTCGAACAACTTTCTTTGCCATTATTTTTTAAATATATTTGAAATTTTAATTCCAAAAGACGCTGCAACAATCGCACCAAAAATATAAAATATTTCTGAAGGTAATGCTGCTAACACTTTGGCCCACGCAAGAAATCTCTCAGTTTCACCAAACAAAGGTAATGAGAAGATAACTAAAAACCATAATAGAATTACTTCATCTTTATGTCCTGAGTTTTCTATTTGTGATTTTTGTACTTCTTTAGAAGCTTCTATTTCTGCTATCTGTTTATTCTGTCTTTTTTCTAAATGTGTTTTTAAAGCACCTGTTGTATGACTAATTAAAGTCTTACCTATCAATCCCCATATCATTTATCTTTTAATCCTCTTAATATTAAAGCTAACTGCTCTACTCGTTTTGTAACCTGAGTATAATAACGAGAGTTAATTAATTCATTTGCTGCTCTTTGGAATTTACCTTCCTTCATTGCAGCTAACATTTTTTTAAATTTTAAAGTACGAGGCTTTCCAATGTTGAAACACATTTCAATTAAAACCTCTTTTGCTAAATCAGGTATTTCTAATTCCTGGTCTGATATAATGCTGTTTGCATCATCAAGCGCTATCTTAAAATCTTTATTAAATAATTCGTCTAATTCTGCTTTGTCGTATTCTACACCTTCAACATACTCATCACCTTCGACAAGCATATGACCATATCCAATAGTAAGCTTTCCAGCAGGACAAGTATAAACAGTATTCCTAAAGCCTTCGTGTACTTTAATCCTGTTTTTTACATATTCTAAGTTCATATTTTAAATCCGATTTTTCGTTATCAATTATCTTCGTTCCTTTTTTTAAATTGATGTACATATGCTTAACGCCTAACTCTTTTTGGAGTTCTGTATAATCTCGTTTACGATGCTTCTTTGGATTGTCAGCTTTGCTATCTATGAACTGAACCTCTTTAGTTTTAATATTAACTGTAATTAAATCTATTGGTCCAACACCATCTATATTTGTAAATACATAAGTGTCGTCATCGATTAGCTCCAGGATAGCAAGCTGCCTGGCTGCTAAGCCGTTATTGAAATACCTCAATGTAAAAAGGAATTAGTCTTTTTTGATATTATTAAAAATGTCGTTATAGAAGTCTTTCCAAAAGTCAGTAACTTTTTGGTTAAACTTATTAATATTAGATTTGACCGCTTTGTAATTTAGTGGGTCAAAGTCTTTAAACCAGTTGTCAAACATAATTATACTCCGTGATTAAATTGTTAATGCCTATTCAGGCTTTGAAGGAAAGGTGACGTTATCTACGTCAGAAACTGTTGTAAGGTTATTAGTTATATCTCTTAACGCTTGTCTGTATGCAGACATTTCAGCAGACAGTATATTGTCAGATAACGCAAGGTAATCAGTAGCAGCAAGTAATCTATCTCTTTTCTGTCTTAATTCAGACATAGCTCTATCAAAAGCACCAGCGTTCCAAGCTGTTTCTTGTGCAGCTATCGCAGCAATTTCATCTGCTGTCAGTTCTACTTGTTGTCCATTTACTATTTTATGTGGCATAATTAACTCCTTTATATTAGTTTAGTCCGAACATTAATATCTTACCATCATCTATATTTCCTGATGAAAATTTAAAAGATATGTTTGTTAAATCATTTGTGTCATTAAAATATCCAGCAACAAACT